AAGAGATAAAAATAATATTAATTATCAATTTTATTAGATATTTCAATAATTTGTTCATTATTATTGATAGATTTATCTTTTTCAATTTTTTCAGATTGTTCAATTTCTTCAAGAGACATACCATTTAATAATTGTTGTTCAATATTATCAGCATAATTAATCATATTATCAAGATTTTGAGTTTGTAAAATATTTTGTTCAATTTCTTTAAGATTAACAAGACCTAATTTATCAAGAATTCTAGTAGCAATATTATAAAGTATATAAAAAATATAATGTTTAATATAAGGAGCAGCAAGTTTTCCAAAAATAGGTTGATTATAAAAATCAAGAAAATATTTATTATCATTTTTAAATTCAATAATTTGTTTAGCAATTCTTTCAAGAGAAACATTACTAAGAGTGTCATACAATAAAATTCTAGTAGGATTAAAAATATGAAATTCAGTTTGCGTGACACCTCCAGAGAAAATAGGAACATCATAATTTAAGACACAATTCCAAAGATTATTAGAAATATATCCAGGTAAATTAATATCTTCAGGACAAATATTAAAATTATATTTAGTATGAATATTACGATTACAATTATGGAATAATTTCCCGGTGCAATCAATAGTATCAATTTTATTAATAATATTAAAAATATGTTTATACATAAAATTTTTATCATGATCAGCGTTAAGAATACAGAATTTGTTATCATCAGTATTATTAAAAAGGATACGATCGTTAAAATTCATAGAATTTTTTTCAATAAATTCGATATTTTCTTTAAAATTATGAACAAATATATTAAAGAGATAGATAGGTAATCTAGCATATTTAACATTAAGGACAGGATGGTAACTAATAGTAAAATCAAAAGAATCAATTAATAGGAGAATATTAGAGAATTGTTTAAATTTTTCTAATTTAGGATCAATAGGTTTATCAATAAATAAGACTTTCATAACATTATCATTATAATTATTAAAATGTAAAAGATTACTATCAGTTGTAAAGAATACGATATTAGGTTTATTAACATTGATTTCAAATTTAATATTTTTATGAGTCATTATACTAGAAATAGATTTATTGAAAAGATAGAGTATATCATTTTTGAGTTGAATATTGTTAGTATTTTCAAAATAGTAATAAATAGTAAGATCAGATTTAATATCAGTCATAATAATAATAATAATAGATATATAATCTTTAAATTATTTATTTTATTATATATGAACTAAATATAAATAATAAAAATGACATATGATTATGGTAGTGTATGGTTAAATGAAGTATATAGACCAAATCAACAAATAATAATAAGAAATATACCATCATCCAATGAAAATATAAAAGAAATATTATATAGAAATAAAATAAAGAGTCAGTTAGTAATATTTATATTATTAATAATAATAATATTTATATTAATGAAGAAGTAGAGAATTAGAAATCGTCATTAATTTCAAAATTGCGTTCGTCTTCATTTTTACCGACGCCGCTTTTAACGTATTCACCGACTCTAACTTCAAAGAAATTACTTTTAGGTCTTAAAGAAATCATTTCCATAAAATCGAAAGGATTTTTAGTGTTCCAGATAGGATTATAACCGAGTTGTAAAATGAGTCTATCAGCAACGAATTCAATATATTGAGACATTAAATCAGCATTCATACCGATCATACTACAAGGGAGACTATCAATAATGAATTCTTTTTCAATATCAACGGCTTCTTTAATAAGTGAATGAATAATAGATTCATCAAGTCTATTACTAATATAATTATATAAAAGAATAGCAAAATCACAGTGTTGTCCTTCATCTCTACTGATTAATTCATTACTAAAAGTAAGACCAGGCATAAGACCACGTTTTTTAAGCCAATAAATAGCACAGAAGCTACCAGAGAAGAATATACCTTCAACAGCGGCGAAAGCGATTAATCTAGTAGCAAAATTACTAACATTATCGTTAATCCATTTTACAGCCCATTGAGCTTTTTTATTAATACAAGGGATGGTATGAATAGCGTCAAAAAGTCTAAGTTTTTCATCATCATCTTGTATTAAAGTATCAATTAATAAACTGTATGTTTCACTATGAATATTTTCAATAAATATTTGATAACTGTAGAAGGATCTAACTTCAGGGATTTGAATATCATTAGTGAATCTTTGAGCAAGATTTTCCATAACGATACCGTCACTACCGGCGAAGAAAGCGAGGACATGTTTAATAAAATGTTGTTCATTATTATTTAATTTATTCCAGTCAGATTTATCGGTTCTGAGATCGATTTCTTCAGGAGTCCAGAAAGTAGAAACAGCATTTTTATAGGCTTTCCAAATAGTATTATGTTGAATAGGAAAAATAACAAAACGATTATCATTATTTTTAATGAGGAATTCAGTAGAATTATTATCAGAAATATTAGAAGAATTAGACATAGTAGAAATCATAAATTTATAAGAATGAATTATATTATTAGGTAACATTTTATTATAAAATTAATAACGGATAATAATTAATAAATTATCTTTAAATATATTTTACTGTAAAATCTGGTAAAATTTAATAAATAATTTAAAAAATATAAATTATAAAATATTTATAAATAAAACTTAAATATTATTTTCTCTATATGAAAAAATTTATCAATACATTTAGATATTAGCAATTAATCTTTTTGGGTAATGCAAACTTTTAAAAAAAGTTTTAACAAAATAAAAGCCTCTTTAAATACTTTTTTTTATAAAAAAAATTTGTATAATTTATATGAAAAAATTTATCAATACATTTAAATATTAATAAATAGTCTTTAAATACTTTTTTTATATAAATATATGAATTATATAAAAAAATTTATCAATACGTTTAAATATTAGTAATTAGTCTTTAAATGCTTTTTTATATAAATATAAAAATTATATAAAAAAATTTATTGATCACATAGTCTTTTCTTTAAATGCTTTTTTATTCTATCTTATCTAAATTAAATATCGTTTTATATGATATATTCACATCTAAACCTCCTTCTTCATTCCTTAATACATTTACCGGCTTATTCTTATCATATATACTCTTCTTATAACATACTACATTACCTTCTTTATTCTTCTTCTTCTCTGATTGTAATCTTTCTTCATGCTTCTTATTCATTCTATTTATTTTTTTATGACTATCAAACTTCGGTCTCTCATACTCTAACTTCCTATACATCTTCTTATTTATATCATTAAATATTATCAAATAATTATAAAAAAATGGCAAACCCATCCTTATTATATCCTTCTTCCTATTATTCGCTTCATTATCCTCATAATTACTATCTATTTTCCTCGGATTATAAAAATTTGTTACATTATCCTCCTTCATATATATATCTGGACCTATCTCTAACACATTCGTCGGCTTCAAATTCTGATCTAACGTCGTAAATGTTATTATCGGCAAATTTACTGACCTTTTCAATTTTAAAAATGTCCTTCCAACTATAAAATCTGAACCATTTATCGTATCAAATGAATTCACTAATGCTTGAACTAATGACTCCGAACATCCTATATAATCTACTGTCGTATCAAAATTTAACTCACCATTCACTACATGTGGAAATCCATTTATATCTACACTATTTATCATTATTGATCTCTTTGATACCGGATCATCTAAATCATGAACCTCAAACTCCTTCTCTTCCTTTATTATCGGATTGAATATTATTTTACTCTCATCACCAATATTCTCATTATACTCTACATCATATAACTGTAATCCTATCGATTTTACATCCATATCCCTAAATATTGACTCCTTCGATCTCGTATCATTTAAACCTATCGCATTCAATAACTGCTTATCATTCGTAAATCTATTTCCTAAAAATAAATTCTTATCATAATATGCATACTTTATCGCCAAAAATTGTCCTCCTTTCTTGAAATTATACTTACCTAACTTGAAACTCTCAGCATTATATAACTTCACAAAGACTGACATATTATCTAATACTATCGGACACATATCCTGAACTAACACATTCTTACATCCTGTTATCGTTACTAATCTCCTCGGCTCTACATCTATCTTATCAAATACTGTGCTTACTACTGTGCATTCCGCATTTCCTGTCCCACTAAACGCTCCACTACACGGTAATGTCTCTATCTGATCATAATACGGCGTTAAATATACAAATGAATCCTCTACCAAAAACATTGAATGTATTGACTGCAAATCTATATAAAAAAATGTCTTCTCATCATCTATCTCACCCCTTAATACAAATTTATCACCTACCCTTGTCAAATTTATTGAATTTTTATATTCAAAATAACTCTTATCTTTCTTATCTAATGATTCACCCTCCCTCTCATAATTTACTCCCGTAAATGGAACATCCTTATTATAATTATTACTACTATTATATATATCTAAATCTATATTTTTATCACCATCTTCTCTATTATAATTATTTAAATTCTCCTCTATTGTTTTATTAAAATAATTCAACTTTATATCATATAAAAAATATATTATTATTATTATTATAAATAATATCAATAATAGTCTCCCTAACATATTATATTATATTAAATTATTATATTTATTAATATTTAACTTTTATTATTTAAGAATTTTCTTTTATCTATATTATTATATATCATGCTTGATTATTATATCTCTAAAGAACTAACTTATGATGAATATAGTATCCTCTATAATATTAAAAAAGAACATAATAGTATAACACCCTCTATGTTATATTATTTATTAATGGATAAAAAACTTAATTACTATATTCTTAACAAAATTCTTGATATTTTTGAAAATAATGAATATTTCAACCAATACCAAACCATTATATTACTACTTTATATCAAAAATCTTTAAATCTAATTCTTATAAAATATAAATAATGACTGTATTACCGAAAATATTACTATTATAAATATTGATATCCAATAATCACATCTCGATAAATATATCGCAAATATCGATATCATTATTATACTTATTACTGATCCTAATAATGCTGACGATTTTACTGTTTTACAATATCTTTTCAAAAAATCTATTAATGAATTCTCTCCCGATTTTGTTTTTTTTATTACTAATATATAAAACATCAAATCAAAAAATATTTTTATTAATATAAATGTTAATATAAATACAAATGATGAAAAACCATATTTTTCATTCAAATTATTCTTATATACTAACTGTGTTAATATTACTAATACTAATACACTCGATATATCTAATATTACTCCAAATAACCTAAACTTATCATACCACTCTACCCACTCAAAATTAAATATTTCATGATTCTTATATATACCCAATATTATCGTATTTATTACTATAATCGCCGTTATAAAATATACCAAATTTGAACTATTCTTATAATCTGATATATTATTCTTTTCACCTATTCCTCCTCCACTCATATTTCCCATATTCATTATATTTATATCTTCCTTACTATCTTCCTCTAATGTTTGTTTCATTGCTATATCTAAATGATTCGTATTCGTTTTATCTTCCTTATACTTATATGCTATATCCGGCTCTGAATCTGATAATGTATCTAACTTTGTTACCTTGAAATTTATTCCACCATTCTGATTATTA